AAGGCATACCCGAATCGAGTTTTGCCGGTGAAGTTCAGTGCGCCGAAGAAGTCAGAGATTGGATATCGGTTCATCTCCATCATCGAGACCGGCAGGTTCAGGGACTGTTCGCCCTCAGCGGAGGTCGAGCGGCAGTATGCCGCTTGCCAGGCAGAGATCCTTCCGGGACCGCAGCACACCATGCGTTGGGGCGTACCCGATGGAACGCGGGACGACCGCGGTCTGGTCCACGATGATTACGTCCTGGCGGACGCACTGATCGCAGAGATCGACATGCTGGATTGGTCGCTGCCAACCAAGCCGTTGATAGCACCGAGGATCGATCCCCTCACAGAAATGGATGGTGCGTTTTGAACAGACCTAACCTTCGTTCAAGATTCCAATCCGTTCTAAGCGCCCTGCGCGGAGTGCAGCTCACGGTCGCAGAGACCGACAACACCTTCTACACAGGCGGCGCCCTCAGTTCTTATTACCGTGACCGCACCGATTGGGACAGGCAGAAGATATTCGCGGAGTGCTTGCGGGCATGGAGGGTCAATCCGCTGGCGCGCCGCATCACGAAACTCATCAAGCAGTTCCTCATCGGTGAAGGGCTTACGATCTCATCCCCTCACAAGGCAACGAATAAATACCTGAACGATTGGTGGAACCATCCGCTCAATAATTTCAAGCACAATATATCCCGTTGGATGGATGAACAGACCCGGACCGGCAACCTGTTCTTCCTGTGCACGGTGGGCGTGGACGGGATGCTGTTCGTGCGTGCGGTCCCCGCCGATCTGATCAAGGATATTCAGACTGCAGACAATGACGTGGAGCAGGAGAAGTACTACCTGCCCCACGATATCCAAGCCTCGCCGTGGAGTGCCTATGACAGTGAAATTGATCAGGATTCGTTTATGCTCCATTTTGCCGTCAATCAACCTGTGGGTACACCCTGGGGAGAACCCGACCTTGCACCACTACTTGTTTGGATTGGACGTTTTTCTGCCTGGCTGGAAGACCGCGCTAGGCTCAATCGGTTTCGGAATACATTTGTATGGGCGCTCAAAAAGAAATGGCAATCCAAAGCTGAAAAGCAACAGCGCCAAGCCGAATTGAACGCCAACCCACCGGCGCCGGGTTCGTTCTTGTTGCTCGATGAGGCGGAGGTCCTTGAGGCACCCGCGCCCCATCTTGAAAGCCACGATGCCCACTTCGACGGCATGGACTTGAAGAAGATGATCGCGGCGGGTACACCCTTCCCGCTGCATTATCTCGCCGAACCGGAGAGCACCACGCGCACAACGGCAGAGGCTGCAGGGACGGCTACATTCCGTGACCTCGAGCAGATGCAGACTGAGTTTTGCGACATGCTCAGTTCCATGGCGCGTGTCGCACTTGCTGTGCGCAAGCGGATTCGGCGCGGGGTTAATCCAAACGCCTTGATTGATATCGGTCGACCCGATATCACCGAGCGGGATAATTCCTTGCTGTCATTGGCGGTGAATCGAATCTGGCCGCCGCTGGCTGATCTCTATGACCGCAAGCTGATCGCGTCGCAGGAGTTCCTGCGCCTGGTCTATCGCATGGCGGGGGAGAATTACGAGCTCAAAGCGCCGGAGGGCATCCGTCGCCCTGTTCAACCACCGGATGAAAGCAAGGTCGTGAATGACCCAGGAGAAGAAAATGAATAGACCACAATATGTCATTGCGAGGAGCGTTCGCCTGCCCCGGCGATTGCTCCGGGGGTAAGCGACGAAGTCGAAGATCCCGCGCAGCGGGGCAATCTCCTTGCACATGAAAGGCTTCTCAATGAATAGATACTTCCGCATGGAATTGAACGCTAAACCCTCAGAGGCCGGCTTTGAAATTCTGGCCATCTCTGCCGGTGTCGCTAAAGGCTGGGATCTGCATTTCAGCGCGGATCTGTTGAAAAACACAATGCCCCTCTTCGAGGGTGCACCGGTGTTCGTTGATCACCCGAGGACAATGTTTCATTCCGCCTCGGTCAGGGACCTGTGCGGAACGCTGCACTCCCCCGCCTGGAATGAATTGGAGCAGGGGATTCAGCTAGGTCTGCGTCCTTCCGGACCTTCGGCGGACGTCCTTATGGCTATACGGGATGCCGCAAAGGACGACCCGGACGTGATGAAGGCAATCGGATTCTCCTGCGTCCTGCAGGCGAAGGTCGAGAAGAAACACGTCGTTCGTATCGACAGTATCAAGTCGGTTGATGTTGTCGTTAACCCCGCACGCGGCGGGAAATTCTTATCCGCGTCGATTGGAGGAACCATGAAGAAAAAGACCGAAGCCGCGGTAGAGGAGCTCGAATTCGAAGAAGATATCGAGCCCGGCCGCGATGGGGCGGAACTTCCACCGCCCGATACCACCGCCCTCATGCTGAGCATGTGCAAGGCTGTGCTGAATGCTTCGCTGACGAACAGCAAGCTGCCGGGTCCATCCCAGCGCGTCATTCGGGCTCACTTCGAGGGACGGACGTTCGAACCGGAAGAGCTCGAGAAAGCCATTGAAGACAAGCGGAAAGAGATCGCTGAGCTCAGCGAGGCTTCGCTCATCCGGGGTCCCGCCCGTGTGGGCGGGATGGTCACAACCGATGATCAGATCGTGGTCGCGGCTCATGACCTGTTCGGTGTGGAAAGACCCGCCGAATTGAAGGACGTCAAACCAGCCAGGCTGACCGGCATCCGTGAACTGTACTTCCTGCTCACCGGTGACTATGAGCTCAGGGGTGGATATCACCCCGACGAAATGCGCCTGGCTACAACCACCGACTTTTCAGGGCTGGTTGCCAATGTCCTGAATAAGGTGGTGCAAAAGAAATGGGACGAGCTGGACCAGGCCGGGTACGGCTGGTGGAAACAGGTCTGCCGCATCGAGCACTTCAATTCCCTTAATGACCTTAAAGGAATTGTCGTCGGCACGGTCGGGACGTTGCCCGAAGTGGAAGAGCAGGGAGAGTACACCGAGCTTCCGATTGGTGATATCTCCGAGACCGCTAGCTTTACCAAGTACGGCGGATACCTGCCGATCACCCTGGAAGCGATCGATCGCGATGAGACCCGCAAGCTGCGGATCATGCCCGAAGAGTTGGCAGCTGGCGCCATGCGAACCATCAGTTACTACGTTTCCTATATCTTCACTCAATCATCGGGCATTGGTCCCACGATGGGAGATACCGGTGCGTTGTTCAATGCGACCGCAGTAACCACGGCGGGAGGTCATGCCAACCTGGGCACGACCGCACTAGCAGCTGCAGAGTGGCAGGTGGTAAGAGCTGCCATGTTCAAGCAAGCTCGCTTGATCAAGCAAGCTGCCGGATATTACGGCACCGGTCCTCGAATGGGGATTGGTCCCAAGTTCTGTTTGATCCCGGTTGATTTGGAAAAAACCGCAAGGGATATCTTCATCAACGAGTGGGACGTTACCGACAACAAGCACGCTCAGAACCTGCTCAAAGGCTCGGGCGTGCCGGTGGTTGTTCCTGAGTTTACGGACGCCAACGATTGGGCGGCTGTGGCTGATCCTGCTGTTCTGCCGTGCATCATAGTGGGTGAGCGCTTTGGCATCACCCCGGAGATATTCGTAGCCGGCAGAGAAACAGATCCCGCCGTGTTCATGAACGATGAACACCGCATCAAGGTCCGCATCTTCAATGCGATCTTGGTTCAGGATTATCGCGGTCTGTATAAGGAGAATGTCTGATGAGACACAATACCCACATGACGCAATTCATCCCGCCTGGCGCCTGTCACTACGTGACCGGCACGTGGACGGATGCGGCGGGACAGGTCGCAGGCACGATCTGCAAGCACTGCGCCGCGACGGATGAGACCACCGTTGTCAATATCCCGATCACCATTCCGTCAAACTCGGTCGCTTTGCAGGGTTCGAAGCTGACAAGTATCGAGATCGACTTTGAAATCCTTGTAGCCGCCTGCGATTCCATGGCGGCGGTTGTGAACAAGGTAAGTCGGGGAGCGGATGGTGCGGTTGCGGTTGTGGCCGCTCAGACCTTCACCTACGATACCGGTCACGATACCGCAGGTGAGCGGATTGATGTTGATCAGCACAAAATGACGCTGACCATCAGCACGCCGTTCTTCCTCGACAATGACGAATACGTTCTTGTAGAGCTCACCTTCAACAAAGCTGCCACAACCACCCTTGATATCTTGGGTGCCTTCGCTAACTTCGTAGCGAGGGATTGACCTGCAGGGAGCGGGGGTGGCGCCTTGGCGCCATCCCCGTCTCTTACTATGAGCCCAATCCAGAATAACCATTACTGCCTCTATGTACCCTGTACTCTGACTTGTTATTTATCAGGGATATATGTA